TCAATATATAAATAATTTACTAAGCCTGTTTACAAGACAGGCTTTTTTGCTTACACATTATTTGGAATATATTGAAAAGAGCCGCCTAACGCTTGAGCATAACGAATAAGCGTATCGGTTTTCGGAATAACTAATCCACGTTCAATACGACTAATATTCTGTGTTTTAATGCCTGTGCGTTGTGCAATATCTTGTTGAGACAATTTTTTTGCAATGCGATCAGCTTTTAACTGTCTTACCATTGCTTGCTGAAGTTTATGTACAGTCAAACGATCGGCAAATGTAGGGTCTTGCTCAATTAGCTCTTGTTTGAAATCATCCAACGTAACAAATTCGAGTTTTTCAGTTTCCATAATTACTCCTTATTTTCTTTAGCGAGTTGTTCTTTTAACTGGCGCATTCTTGCTTTTGCCAAATCTAAATCCTGTTTTGGCGTTTTTTGTGTTTTCTTTTGTATAGCGTGGATCACATAAATTTGTTTACCGATATAAAAAAAGAAAAAACTGCGTGCGATACCGTCTTTTGCCGATGTGCGTAATTCTTTTAAACTATCGCCTAAATCACGCACTTTGGGTTCTTGCAATTCATTACCATATACCGCGAGATCGTCTAAATCAAAGTATATTTTCTCTTGTAATGATAACGGCATTTTTGAAATTGCTTTTCTTGTTTGGGTAAGAATATTTACTGTAAATGCAGGCTGGATTTCTTCTGTATGGTTCATTTTATCGCCTTAAATCATCATTTGTGATTAGTTTAATATGAGATAAACAGTAAGTAAAGAAAAATAATCACAAATGATGATATTGACAGAGCAAAAATTAAAGGGTAGTATTCATCTCAAGCTCTCAAAGAGCTAAGGTCTCAAAAGCCTTTTTCTCAATTCGTAATTTCACTGCGTTAATGTGATTTTTTTGTATCTAGAATTTGTGATCTCTTTCTCTTTTACCACAAGATTTAATGATACAAAACAACAATGTAATCAATGATCGAGAGTGTGACTAATACAATACCGCAAGGGAATACGTCCGCTAGATAATTGAGCTAGTTTTGAGCTCTCGATCACCCTAACTCAAAATTAGGGCTTCTATCAGAAGGAAACTCAATTATGTCAAATTTAACTATTCTCAATACCCCAATCCGTACTCTTGATAATCTTTTTTGTTTAAATGATCTTCATCGTGCAAGCGGGGCAGAAGATAAACATTCTCCGTTTCGCTTTATGCGAAATGAACAAACAAAAGAGCTTATTTCAGAGATAAATAGCCAAACACCAAATTTGGTGGCTAGCAAAATTATTCGTGGTGGAACAGATTTAACAGTTCGTGGCTATTGGGTCTGCGAAGAACTTGTCTTAAGCTACGCAATGTGGATCAGCCCGAAATTTCATTTAGTAGTGCTACGGGCGTTTTTAGCAATGCACCGAAATGAGCCGAAACAGTTAGCCTTGCCGGAACCGGATTACCGTGTTGATCACATTTCCCAAAGTGAAGAAGCCTTAGCCCTTTTTATCAGAATGTATAGCTTTTGTTTCCAAGCACACGAAATGCAAGAAAAACTACGTGGCACGAACATTCCAAAACAAATGGAAAATGAGATTGGCGGGCAATATCTCTATAATTTCAAATATCCACTTGAACAAACAATGGCGAAAGCCAAACAGTTTATTCAATCCAATACCGAAAGATTGGCATTAGTCAAAGCCTTTCATCAGTTGTTAGACTAAAACTTATTCAAAACCGACCGCACTTTTCCCCGTGAAAATCGTGCGGCGGTTTCTTGCACCCCAAATTCAGCAAAAGGGACGGAAAATGAGCATTAGAAAGGTAAAAATTGCACTGGTGGCGTTGGTATTTATCAGTTTGGCGTGGCACTTTGATTTAGGCAGCGACTACGACGGACGGATTATTCCACCACATTCACAAAAAACTAACCAAACTTTGTAAAAAATACTTGCAAAGTCTAGACTGAAAGTATATGATTTTCAGTATGGTGCGGTTTTAGCACGTTGCGAACGCACAGATGAATTTAGTAGCCCTGATTGAATACAGTCGGGGCTTTTTATTATGTATTTACTCTGTTAGCTCAATAGGATAGAGCAATGACCTCCTAAGTCATCGATACTGGTTCGATTCCGGTACAGAGTGCCATAAATCTGATACAGCCCTAAGCAGAAATGCTTGGGGCTTTTTTGTTGGTGGATTTTCTATGGTAGAACTAATTCCCGCATTAGAAAAAGTCGCAGAACTTTATGGTGAAGCTCGACCGTTTCTCGATCCGGAAACTGGAACACTAACCCTAGCAGGTTGCGAGGCATTACTTCGTCTAAATAATAAATCGGTCGGTAGTAAATTTGACTCTGTTCTTCTAAGTAGGCTGCATAGTAATCTTTCTGCTCTTGAGTAAAGTTTACCGTTAACTTATTTATGAAAAATTGATGTAATTGTTCTTCTAATGTAAGGATAAAATTAAGGTCGTTAGCAACGTTTTTATCTTTGAATGTAAATTCAATATAGGAAAAATGACTGTTGTCAGATTTATTAATCCAATGGGCGCAGGCAAGCGTTATGAATGGAGTTGTTGGCTTATTTAGGTCGATTAATGTCTGTTTTAGTTCGCTTAATTGTGCAATTTCAGGAATTTCATTAATTTTTTCAGGATTATTGATTAGATCAATTCCGCCAATATTCGGTGTTGGATTTTGACAATCACTAGAGCCATTGCCTGACTGGTAGGGGAATTTAGTATAACCTTCACGAAAGTACATATTAACCTCTGTTAATTTAGTAGTGGACAGCTCATTTTAGCAGAATTGACACCCGCCGTAATAGGCGGGCTTTTTTATTGCCTCAAAGAAAGGAGGCGGAGCATGAACAGAATGAAAGAAACATTAAAAGACATTCCGATTGAATCTCAAGTCTATGGTTGGCTCACCTCATTTTTTGGTGTGTTGACCTTAAGCGAATGGGCAATATTAATCGGTATTGTTGTGACTATTTGCGGATATATCCGCGAATCACGTCATAAAAAGCGAATGATAGAGTTAGAAGAAATTCGAATTGGCATTCGTGATAAGAAAGGGAAGTTAATTGAATGAAACATAAAAAGAAAATCATTGCAGCTTGTTCAATCTCAGCAATTATCGGGCTACTTCAATTGAATCACCCTGACTTACGTACCAGTCAAGCCGGAATGGAAATTATCGGTAATGCGGAAGGTTGTCGTCGAGACCCGTATCAATGCCCGTCTGATGTATTAACGGTAGGGATTGGTTCGACAGAGGCAAGCGGTGAGAAAATCAATCCGAACAAACGTTACACGGACAAAGAGATTGCTGACCGTTGGGCGAATGACTTACGCATAGCAGAACACTGCGTTAATCAATATGGCAACGGTAGCAATCTGCCACAAGGCACATTTGACGCAATGACATCAATCGTATTTAACGTTGGCTGCGGTGCAATGCGTAAATCAACAATGTTCCGCAAGGCTAACGCAGGCGATTATGTGGGGGCTTGTCATGAATTGCCGAAGTGGGTTTATGCCGGCGGTAAGAAATTACGTGGGCTTGAGATACGACGAGAAAAGGAAAGGGCATTATGTTTACGAGATTTGAAAGTGCGATAAAACTGACCGCACTTTTTCTTATTTTGGGTTTGTGCTTTTGGTTATGGGTTCAGCACAACACTATCTCTAACTTAAGAGCCGACAATCAGGCACAAGCCCAAACCATCACAAAGCAAAGTGCGGTTATTTCCGAGCTTAAATTACAAGCCAAAGAAAATGAACGTCTTACACTTGAACTAAGCAAAGCAGAATCAGAGGCAAGGAGTAAATCAGATGAAGTTATTAAATCTATCTCTCAGAAAGAGAAAAGTAGTGATGCCTATCATAGCCACGCTCCTCGCGCTGTTATCGACTTCTTGCGTCAAGAATGAGCCGAGAGTGGCTTGTCCTGTATTGCCTGCTGCATTTATTTCTCACTTAGATAAAACTTCATTCAATGGCAGCACTTATGGTGATGTGACAAAGTATGCTGTCATACTAAAACGTGAGCGTGATATTTGCTTAAACCGGATAGATAAAATCAGGGAATGGCAGGTAGAGCATGCCCAACACTAGATAGAAAAGGTACTCCTGAGGGGACACCCCTATCCACGGGGTTGCGGCATCGCGGTTTTCGGCAGTTTTTTGGGATTTAGGGTCATCATCATCTTATTATTTTTTGAGCAATTTTTGTGAGTGATTATGGAAAATTTATTTGATTTAAAATTAAACATCAATCAGATCGCAGAAGTTGCCGGAATGCACCGCCAAACCGCGTCAAATAGGCTTTCTCGCTTTACTCCGGCTAGTGGTAGTAACGCAAAAAACAAGCTGTATTTTGTGCGAGATCTGATAATTGCTGCGCTTGAAGAACAACCCGAAAAGATGTCGAAAGATGTTGATGAACTTCTGCCTATGGAAAGGCGGGCTTGGTTTCAGTCTGAAAATGAGCGTTTACGCTTTGAACAAGCTATTGGCGAATTAGTGCAGGCATTTGAAGTCGCACAAGAAATGAGTGCTTTAGCAAAATATGTGGTTCAATCGTTGGAAACGTTGCCGGATATTTTAGAGCGAGATTGCGGGCTACAACCCAACGCACTTATACGCGTACAACAAGTTATTGACGACATTCGTGATCAAATGGCTTCACGTATTCAAGATGAAGAGGTAGAAGAATAATGTTTGCCAAGGCTTCTGACATACGCCGAGATATTGCCAATCTGATTAAAGCGCCACGCCGAATGAAAGTGTCCGAAGCGGTGGCGGAATATATGCGTGTCCCCATTGGTGGTGGCAACTCGGTCAAATGGGATAAACACACCGCCGCTTATATACTTGAGCCGATGGACTGTCTAAACTCTCGTGAATATGATGCCGTGATTTTTGTCGGCCCTGCTCGAACGGGGAAAACCATTGGCTTGATTGACGGTTGGATCACTTATTCCATTATCTGTGATCCATCTGATTTCTTACTCGTACAATTAACCCAAGAAAAAGCCAGTGAGCATAGCCGAAAAAGGTTAGACCGCACTTTTCGCTGTTCGCCTGAAATTGCCAAGCGGTTAAGTCCACGCAAAAATGATAACAATGTTCACGATAAATATTTTCGTGCCGGAAATCTCTTAAAAATCGGTTGGCCATCTATCAATGTACTATCATCATCAGATTACAAATACGTTGCTTTAACGGACTACGACCGTTGGCCCGAAGATATTGACGGTGAGGGAGACGGCTTTTCTCTTGCCTCAAAACGGACGACCACCTTTATGTCTGCCGGAATGACCTTAGTCGAAAGCTCGCCGGGGAAAGATATTGCCGATATAAAACATACGCCGAAAAGTACACATGAAGCCCCACCAACAACGGGGATTTTATCATTATACAACCGGGGCGATCGCCGCCGTTTCTACTGGCAATGCCCCGAATGCTCGGAATACTTTGAGCCGAGTATGGCGAATATGACCGGTTTTCGTGATGATGAGGATTATGTCAAAGCCAGTGAAAACGCCAGATTACAATGTCCACACTGCCAAGCCTTGATTGCCCCCGAATTAAAACGGCAGCTCAATATCAACGGCAAATGGCTGAAAGAAGGGCAAACAATTGACCGAAACGGTGTGATTCACGGCGAAGGACGAAAATCCCGCATTGCTTCATTTTGGTTAGAAGGCCCGGCAGCCGCTTATCAAACTTGGGCGCAATTAACTTATAAATTGCTCAATGCTGAACAAGAATATGAAATGACCGGCAGTGAAGAAACCCTCAAAGCAGTAACCAATACCGACTGGGGATTGCCTTATTTGCCTCGTTCCGCCCTTGAACAACGGCGGGCAGACGAACTGATGGCTCGCCGAGAAAAAACACCTGAAAAAACCGTACCGACACAATGCCGATTCTTAGTGGCGGCGGTGGACGTACAAGGCGGTAAAAATCGCCGTTTCGTCGTGCAAATTGTCGGTTACGGTGAGAGTGGCGAACGTTGGCTGATTGACCGCTACAATATCGCCCACACCTTGCCCGATGAAGACGGCGTTATCGAAAAAATCGATCCGCGTATTCCTGATGATTGGCAAATTCTCATTTCCGACGTACTCAACAAACAATATCCTTTGACAGATAACGAACACCACTTAATGCCGATATTGGCAATGGCAGTCGATAGTGGTGGTGAAGAAGGGGTAACAGATAACGCCTACCATTTTTGGCGACAATGTCGCCGAGATGGTTTAGCAAAACGGGTTTATCTGGTTAAAGGCGACAGCACAAAGCGGCAAAAACTGATTACCCGCACTTATCCGGATAATACCGCACGCTCGGATCGCCATTCTTCCGCACGAGGCGATGTACCGCTTTATCTGTTACAAACAGATCATCTTAAAGATCGCATTAGTAACGCCCTTGCCCGTCAAACGGCAGGGGCAAATTACATCCACTTTCCTGATTGGATCGGTGAATGGTTCTTTAATGAATTAGTGTATGAAGAACGCGGCGCAGATGGAAAATGGGTTAAGCCCGGCAAGGGCAATAACGAAGCCTTTGACTTATTTTGTTATGCCCACGCCGTCGCCATTTTACGTGGTTATGAGCGGATTAAATGGGGCGATGAAAACGATGTGCCAAGTTGGGCGCAACTGCCGGATGTGAATCAACATATTATCCGAAATCCGACTGCACTTTCGGCGTCTGAAAATGTAGAACCAACGGAAAAACAACATTCACCTGCAATTTCAATGAAAACACAGAATAACTGGTTAGGTGAACAACGTAAAACAAGGGGTTGGCTATGAGCCAAAGAGAAAAACTCGAAGAAATGATCGACGCTTGTGATCAAGCGATTCTTGATGTGTTGTCCGGTAAAACCGTGACATTTAACGGACGTAGCATTTCCCGCGAATCATTATCTGAAATCAGAGCGACACGCCAAGCACTCAGAGAAGAACTTGCTATGCTCGGTAAAAATGAAATGGGACGGCGACACAGTATCCGATACGCTAATTTAAACACGAGGTTTTAATGAATTTTCTCGAAAAAACCATTACCGCCCTTTCGCCCGGCTGGGCGGCGAAACGCTCTCACAGCCGATATGTGTTAAATGCCTACGAAGCCGCCTTACCGAGCCGTACCCATAAAGCTGTGCGGGAAAACAAAGCGGCTAATACGGCAGTACAACAAAGTGCGGTCAGCCTACGTGAACAAGCCAGAGCATTAGATCAAAATCACGACATCGTGATCGGGATTTTAGACAAACTGGAAGAACGGGTGATTGGTGCGAAAGGCATTCATATTGAACCCCAACCACTTACCCGAAGCGGTGATGTTCACGAAGCCCTCGCCGACCAAATTCGCAAGCTCTGGGCGGAATGGTCGATTAAGCTGGAAGTGACAGGGCTTTATACCCGACCGTTACTTGAAAGAATGCTGTTGCGTACTTGGCTGAGGGACGGTGAAGTGTTTATTCAGTTGGTAAAAGGCAAGGTGGCAGGTTTACAACATCATTCTCCCGTTGCCTTTTCCCTTGAAGCCTTAGAGCCGGATTTTGTGCCAATGCAAACGGATATTCAAGATAACGGCTTGGTACAAGGCATTTATCTCAATGCGTGGCGTAAACCTGTCGGTTATCAAGTGTATCTTGAAAACCCACAAGAAAGCGACCGCACTTACGGCAAAATCAAAACCGTGTCAGCGGAAAATATGTTACATCTCGCCTTTCGTAAACGGCTACACCAAATCCGTGGTGTCAGTATGTTACACGGTGTGATTGTGCGTCTTGCCGATTTAAAAGATTACGAAGAAAGCGAACGGGTTGCCGCCCGAATTGCGGCGGCAATGACAATGTTTATCAAAAAAGGCGACGCGGCCACCTATGGAGAAGGTATAGACGACCACCAAAACGAACAACGCACCTTTGACATCGCGCCCGGTGCCGTGATTGACGATTTAAAACCAGGCGAAGACATCGGCTTAATTAACTCCAATCGCCCTAATACGAATCTTGAGCATTTCCGCAATGGTCAATTGCGGGCTACGGCAGCCGGTACACGCTCCAGTTATTCGAGTATTGCCCGAGATTATAACGGTACTTACTCCGCTCAACGACAAGAACTGGTAGAAAGTTTTGAAGGCTATGCCGTGTTGCAAGATTGCTTTGTTGCTGCCATCTCTCGTCCGATTTATCGGGAATGGCTGAAAATGGCGATTGCCTCACAAGCGATCGCCATTCCGCCCGAAGTCGATCCCGATTCGCTCTTTAATGCGGTCTATTCCGGCCCGGTTATGCCGTGGATTGATCCGGTAAAAGAAGCCAATGCGTGGGCTGTGCGTATTCGGGGCGGATTAGCAACCGAAAGCCAAGCGGTACGGGCAAGCGGATTTAACCCGGCTGAGGTCAAACGCCGCCGCATTGTCGAGGTGGAAGAAAACCGACAGGCAGGATTGAAGTTTGATACGGATCTAACCAATACACAAGGATTAACCAATGAAAAAACAAATGATTCTATCGCCAAAAGCAATGACGATGAAAACCAAGACGAATAATCAATCTTGGTTTTCCATTAAAGCCGCTGCCAAGGATACAGCCGACATCTCAATTTATGATGAAATCGGTTTCTGGGGCGTAACAGCACAACAATTTTCTAAGGAATTAAAAGCCTTAGGCAATAATCTGAAACAAATTAATTTGCATATCCATTCGCCCGGTGGCGATGTATTTGACGGTATTGCTATTTACAACTTACTGAAAAATCACCCAGCCAATAAGACCGTCTATATCGACGGTCTTGCTGCCTCTATGGCGTCTGTTATTGCCATGGTCGGAGATGAAGTCATTATGCCTGAAAATGCAATGATGATGATTCATAAACCTTGGGGGATTCAAGGTGGCGATGCCGAAGATATGCGTAAATATGCGGATTTACTCGATAAAGTCGAAAATACGTTGATTCCTGCTTATGCCGAAAAAACAGGTAAAACACCTGAAGAACTTGCAGAAATGCTTTCAGCGGAAACTTGGTTAAACGCAAAAGAATGTGTTGAGCAGGGTTTCGCCGACAAACTCGCCGAGCCACTTGTGGCAATGGCTTCTATTCAATCAAAAAAACTAGAGGATTACTCAAATATGCCAAAAGCAATGAAAGACATGTTGTTTAAGCCACAAGGCAACGCCAATACCCAAACAGTGGCAAAAAGCGATGAACCAAAACAAGTGCAAGCACAAGTCGAAAAACCGGCTGCTACTGTCGATAATACGGCACAGGTACAAGCGGCAATGGCACAACGCAACCAAACTATTCAAGCGGTATTTGCCCCATTTAACGGACAATTTAACGATTTATTAGTGGAATGTTTGGGCGATGTCAGTATCACCGCCGAACAAGCCAAAGATAAATTACTGGCAAAACTCGGTGAAGGCACGACCCCAAGCGTACCACAAAGCCATATCCACGCGGGCAACGGAAATCTTATCGGTGATAGCGTAAAAGCCTCATTACTTGCCCGAGCCGGTCTTGAAGAAAACCAAAAAGACAACGCTTACAATGCAATGACCTTGCGTGAGCTGGCTCGTGCGTCATTGGTCGATCGTGGTGTGAGTGTACTCAATTACAACCCAATGCAAATTGTCGGTATGGCGTTTACCCATTCCACTTCTGATTTCGGACAAATCTTAATTGATGTCGCCCACAAATCCGTGTTGAAAGGTTGGGCGGAAAGTACCGAAAACTTTGAGCAATGGACACACAAAGGCACCTTAACCGACTTCCGCCCGGCTTATCGTGTGGGCTTAGGGGGCTTTGATACATTGCCAATGGTACGCGAAGGGGCGGAATATACCTATGTTACGCTCGGTGATACCGGTATGCACGTTTCCCTTGCCACTTACGGGGGCTTATTCAGCATTACCCGTCAGACCATCATCAATGACGATATGAATATGCTGACCGCTATTCCATATAAACTCGGTCAAGCGGCACGGGCGACGATTGCCGATTTGGTCTTTGCCCAATTAACCGGTGATCCGGTAATGAGCTACGACAACAAAAAATTGTATGACGCAGCGCACAAAAACACGCTAACCGGTGGGAAAATTGATATTGCCACCATTGATAGCGCCATTCAGTTAATGAATGCGCAAAAATCCTTTGACGGCAAACAGCTTGCGATTGAACCGGATTTATTGCTGACACCGACCGCACTTTACACCAAAACCAAACAAGTGTTAGGTTCAAGCTCAGTAGAGGGGGCGGATATTAATGCGGGCATTATCAACCCGTTACAAAATATTGTGTCGGTGACCAAATCCCAACGTTTACAGGCACACAACGCCAAACAATGGTATCTCATCAATAAAGAGGCGATTGAGGTCAGCTACTTAAACGGTGTGGAAACTCCGTTTATCGACCAACAAACCGGCTTTACCGTGGACGGTGTGACGACCAAAGTGCGTATTGATGCCGGTGTGAATGTTCTAGACCACCGTGGCATTGTACGTGTAACCAACGCTTAACCCAAAAACAACCGGAAAACTGACCGCACTTTTGTGCGGTTTTTTATTCCCCCAATAAAAGGAAACTCTTATGGCTAAGAATTTTATTCAAAATGGCGACACCTTAGACTTTATCGCCACCAAAGCAGTAAAAAGCGGCGATGTCGTCGTACTGAACGATTTAATCGCTATTGCGGTAACGGATATTGACAACAAAGCAACCGGTACAGGCATTGTCGGCGGCGTATGGCGTGTAAAAGCCAAATAAGCAGATGACATCAAACAAGGTGCCGTGTTGTACTGGTCAGATGCCGACGGTGCAACGCTTACTGCCGGCAGTAACAAACGCCTAGGCATTGCGTGGGCGGATTCTGACACAGCTTCGGCGGAAGTGGATGTGAAAATCAATGCCTAGCCTGTTTGATAATGCCCTAACAAAGGCGGATAGCGTGATAACGGAGGTTATGCTGTCCGTTTTTTTGATTAATGGCAAACGCTATAGAGCAGTATTGGATGAATCACCTAACCTAATGGGCGATAGTTATCGTGATGATCACCTGATAAATGGTACAACCCGCACACTGACGCTTTTTAAAAGATCGGGTTACAAGCCGAGATTGGGCGATGTGGTGACACAGCGAGGGCAAAGCTACATTGTGCGTGGTTTTAGTTTTGTGGACGATCTAATCGTATTGCAATTGGAGTAATAAATGGGCGCGAAAGTTACCGGACTTGAACAGCTTACTGCCAATATTCAACGCTTATCGAAACAAACTGTGCCCAAAAGTGTCGCCAAAAGTATTAATAAAGTGGCAAGAAAAGCAATGAAAAATGGCACTAAAACGGTTTCCAAGCAGGTTAATGCCCCGGTGAAATTAATCCGCAAACGTACACAGCTTAAACAGAAAGCCACCTCAAGAATCCCCGTCGCTAAAATTAGTGTTAATCGGTCGAATTTACCGCTGATACGCTTATTGGAAGATCCGAGGCGAAAGGTGAGTGCACGGCAGGGGCAAATCAAAATCGGCAAACATCGCATTCAACGTGGGTTTATTCAAACGTTAAAAAACGGACGAATCCATGTCATGCAACGACAAGGCAAAGCCCGTTATCCGATTGATGTAGTAAAAATTCCCCTCTCAGGGCCTTTGACGCAAGCTTTTTATGATGAACTGAAAGATTATCAAGAACAAGTGAAAGTGGAACTGGTAAAAGAATTAAGCCGTGTTTTTTCATAAATAGGAGAAAAAATGCTGATTCATCAAAAAATAAGACATCAAATTGTTGAATTACTGAAACCCCAAATCACCGGTGTTCAACATTTTTATTCCGGTCGCCCGCTCTTTATTGATATTGATCAGGATAAATCGGCGATTGCCGTATTTATTGATGATATTCAATGTGATGAATTGACCCTTTGTTCACATGAGTGGGAAGCGTCTTTAAATATCGCCATTTATCTTAAAACATCGGTAGGCGAGGATGAATTGGATAATATCGCCGAACAAATCAAAAGTCGTTTAATGACGGCGATCGAAAATGATGAATTGCCAAGTCAATTAAATGAAATCACCTTGTCAGGTTATACCTACGAGCAAGACCAAACCAACCGCACTTGGTTCGTCGCCAATGTGCGTTATCAAATTAAATATGAGGATTAAATTATGGCAACAAAAACCACGCCTTTCCAAGGCACAAAATTTTATCTTGGTGTCGGACACACTGAAGAAAAAGCGATTACCGCTTGTACCGTCAAACCCAATGCAACCATTACTGCAGCTGGACATGGTGCTAAAACAGGGGATTTTATCAAAGTAACTAATCTTGGCTCGCTTGACGGTTACTATCCGGTTAAATCCACAACGGCTGATAAAATCACCTTAGCCGATGAAGTGAATTGGAGCGGAAACGATCAACCGACTGATTTTACCTCTGCCAAAGTGTCAATTGTGAGATGATCGTCTAATTTCTGTGCGATTAAACAGATTGAAGGTGACGGCGACACCTTAACGGAAGAAGACATTACGACAATGTGTTCGGAAGGCACGGAAACCGAAGCAGGCGAAATTGAATATGGTTCAATTAAATTGACTTTCTTCTATGCGCCGGGAACAGAAATGCAAGCGGATTTACGCAAAAAATTCTACGCAAAAGAAACATTCCCATGGATGATGGCATTAAAAAATGAGCAAGGATCGCTTTATGGCACCGGGTTTATTCAAACCTCGCCAAATTTCAGCGGTGAAGTAAAAGGCAAATTTGAATCAGGTGTGACGATTAAAAAATCGAAACGTGATTATTTATTGCCGGTCAGTGCATAACCCAAAGTGCGGTTAAATTTGACCGCACTTTATGAAAAACAAAACCCGAGGAGCAGCCACTCTTCGGGTTTATTCATTCCGATTAAGAACAATTTAAAAGGAATAATTTACAGTGGAAATTATAACCAACCTTCTTCCTTTATTCAAGGAGCAAGCTATGCAATATGGATTATGGGAAACGACCTTAGCCTATTTAGTGTTAGGCGTATGTTTCATTATCGCTTGGCGACTTCCAAACATTATTAATTCAATTAAAAACAAAGGTGAAAAACAATGAATTTACGTGAAAAACTTTTAGCCAATAAACCTAAAGTAAACAAAATCAAAATTAATGGTGATGATTATTATATCCGTGAATTTACTGTCGGTGAGGCAAATCAAGCGATTTACGGTGCGCAACAAGAATTAATCAAAATCGCACGTGCGCAAGGGATTGAACTCAATTTTGACGATGAAACGGAACTTACCAAACAGCTTGCACAAGTTTACGATCCTTATCGTTTGCCACGCGCTTTGGCTCAACGCTTATGTGATGAAAACGGCAATAACTTATTCAATCCTCAAAATGAGGAAGACTTGAAAGCGTTATCTGAATTGGATAAGTCAGTGTATGAAGAGCTGAATAATGCAATTGCGGAGCTTGAACCAAAAAACTCACCAACCGAAGAAAGTTCCAAATAAACCTCTCGCTTTCTCTCGGTAAAACCCTAGAGGAAATTGAGCAAATGCCGGAACGCCATTTGGCAGAATATGAGCTTTTTTATCAAGAGCAGCCTTTTGGTTTATGGCGTGACGATTACCGCACAGCTCAAATATCCCATTTATTAGCCATGGTAAACCGTGATTCAAAATCAAAACCACCCGAATTGTCAGATTTTATGCCGTTCTATCGGGATAAAAGTGGGGTTGAAAATGAAGATGACGGTACGGCGGAATATTTAGCGAATCGATAAATTATTCATTGCCTCTTTATTGTTTATAGATTAAAATCTATATAAATAATAAGAAAAGGTAGTTGCTGTATGAAGCAAGAATGGGAAATCATTTTACAAGACCCACTTTTGAGTTGGTTTGAATCTTTAATAGAAGAGGATTTATTAAAAATTTATGCTGCACTCGAATTATTATCAACAGAAGGTCCACAGCTAGGAAGACCTTATGCTGATACTATTCAAGGCTCAAAATATCCCAATTTAAAAGAATTGCGTGTACAGTCTAAGTTATCGGTATTTCGTTTGTTTTTTATTTTCGACCCTATTAGACAAGCTATTGTTTTATGTGGTGGAGATAAAAAAGGCAAAAAAGAAAAGCTCTTTTATAAAGAGATGATCGCCTTAGCAGAACAAACTTACGATAATTACCTTTCTACATTTTCACAGGAGCAAGAAAATGAGCGTAAAATTTAAAGAGTTGATGAATGGGCTTCCGGCTGAAAAGCGTGCTCAAGTCAAAGCAATGGCTGAAGAAATGCGTATGGAGTTACAATTACATCGCATTCGTGAAGAATTTGAAATTTCACAACAGCAAATGGCAGAAGCGTTAAATATTAAACAGCCGTCGGTTGTAGCTTTAGAAAAAAGAGGAAATGATATTAAGTTATCATCGGTTAAACGTTATGTCGAAGCGATGGGCGGTGCATTAAGTTTATCCGTTGAGTTACCTACAGGGAAAACGGTGACTTTCAATCTTTAAGGGTAGGGCGTGAACTAAGGAGGAGCATATGTACGAAGCATTATTAGAGCTACTAGATGTTGGCATTAAGTTCATTATTGCCATTGTGTTGCTCTGTATTCCCGTGTTTGTTATCAATGCTTTCTTGAATGGTGGCACAAATGTACGCTACTTCATTGGGGCGATTATTGCCGAACTGTTAATACTTACTTTCGGTGTTCCTTTCCTTATTCGAAAATTTGCCCCAAAGGATAAGCAACAGGCTATACTGGATTGGTATTTTTGGCGTAACCGTTAATTAATCATAAACATTTGAAAGCTCGCAATATGCGGGCTTTTTTATTGGAGTAAATATGTCCGATCAATTAGGAAAATTAGGCATTCAATTAACACTTGATCAAGTCCACTTTCAACAAAATTTAGAAAGAGCACAAAACAAGGCTCGGCAATTTTCTTCAAGAACCGTGCAATATCTAAATAATATTGAACGTGCGGCCAAGAATCTTAATAGCTTAACTCAGCGTAATTTCTGGGCGGGACTTGCCGGCGGTCGCTTAGTTGAATTAAAAAATTATGCTGATAGTTATACGGAAATCAAAAATCGATTAAACCTTGTCGAAGGTGCTGGTATAAATGCAAGTCGTGGTATGGAATCAGTTTTTGATATTGCACTACGTACAAACCAAAGTATTAGTGCAACTTCAACGGTTTATCAAAAATTTGCGCAAAACGCCTCATCCTTAAAAATCAGTCAAGAACAGGTTGCTTCTCTCACTGAAACCGTTTCAAAAGCGGTGGCGATTTCCGGTACAAGTGCCGCATCGGCAGAAGCTGCAATCACTCAATTTGGTCAAGCATTAGGCAGTGGTGTTTTACGTGGTGATGAATTTAATTCCGTGATGGAGCAAGCTCCCGGATTAGCACAAGCACTTGCCCGTGGGCTTGGGGTGACAACCGGTGAACTCCGTAAAATGGCTAATGATGGAAAGCTCACAATGGATGTGCTTATTCCCGCACTTGAGAAAGCAAAATCTACAGTAGATGCTCAATTTAGCACACGTGTTTTAACGATTTCTGCGGCATTTGAGAATTTGAATACCTCCGTCGTTAAATGGATTGGGGAATTAGATCAGGCAACAGGAGCAAGTAAACTATTAGCCGGTGCAATTAATTTTACTGGAAATCATCTCACAACATTTGCAACGGCTATGACAATGCTGGGAGGAGCATATTCAGTAAATAAAATTAAGTCTTTTGTTGCTGAAAGCAATAAACAAGCTCTCGCTAGTGCGAATGCCGCACGGGCAGAGGTTGCAAGAACCACAGCACTTAGACAAGAAGCCCAAGCTGAAATGAGCTTGATCCAAATTAAGATCGCTCACGCTCGTACAGAAGCAGAATTAGTTTCTGCAAAACAACTTGCTGAAGTTCAGAGTAAAAAATTGACGAATGCGATCAATATGGAAGCGGCAGCACAGCGAAATCTTACTATCGCCCAAAAATCAGCAAATATCGGTAGTCGGGCATTAGGTGCGGCATTGGGATTTGTTGGTGGCCCTTGGGGAGCTGTTGCGATCGCTGCTACGGCGGCGATTGGTGCAATGTATGAATATTCACAAAAAACTGAACAAGCACGACAAGATTCCCTCGCTTTTGCCGATTCGCTTGATGTAACGGCTGAATCACTCAAAGCAATGACGGGTGAGGTGCTAGGCGGAATGAAAGCCAAGTTAGAACAATCAATCGGAGTGCAGCGTGAGGAATTAGCTAAGCTACGTGATGAATTGGCAAAACTCGAACAGCAAGCTAAAAATTCCGCTCGGTTAATGTCTGAACATGGTCTATCAGACAATAAGACTATCCTTGAAGCTTACAATAAGCTGCTACAAGAAGTTGCCATTAAAAAAGGTGAAGTATCCGCAGCAAATCAAAAGTTGGAAAAATCGGAACGGAACCTTGCAACAATTACGGAGCAAGTGCCGGTAGCCGAACTTAATTCAAAACTCAAAGAGTTATTGCCAAGCCTAGATTTATCAAAAGTAAATATTGATAACGTAGGTTTTTCTCTGGAAGATTTAAACCGTATTTTCCCCTCTGCTGAAAGCGGAACGGTGTCTATTACAAGTGCGGTTGAAAAAATGGGCGCGATGGCATTACTGGTTGCAGGGCAGTTTGATGCCTTAGGGTTATCAATCCAAACTGCATTAAGTGATAAAGCACAGAATATCATTGATCGCCAAAATCGTCAGATTGCGATTAATAATGCCAAAACACCGGAAGAAGCAAGACGATTAAAAGCTGAAGATGCTGCAATCAATGCCGGATTTAAAAAAGGAACGGCTGATTATGATGCGGTATATAACAGCTTTTATGCGTTGTTTAAGTCTCAAGATAATAAAAATGACCGCAGCAAGAGTAAATGCTCTCAAACCGACTATGTAAAACAATACACCGAGCAGCTCACCCAAATGCAACAACGTTTGGCGGAATTAAAAGCCAATGCTCAAGATATTGCGCTATTCGGTCAGCCAAGCCAATATCAAGAGGTGAATAAGCTCACGCAAGATATTGCTGCCAACGGTGAAAAATATGCGCACTTTGGCACAGAAGGGTTAGCCAAACTAAAAGAAATGGCGGCAAAGATTGATTCAACCCAACAAAAAGTGGCAATTAATCAATTTACTTATGACAACACCGAAAAATTAGAGGCGATGGAGTTTGAATTAACTTTGCTTGGTAAAACCCGTCAAGAGCAAGAATTAATGCAATATAACCATCAACTCGATCTTGAAGCGGCAAGATTGAAAATCGGTATGAGCGAAGAAAACATTGCAAAACTTGATGAGGAAATTGCGAAATTAAAAGCACGCCGTGCGGAGATTCAAAAACAGAATGAAGAATCTCGAGGAAGTGCAATGATAGGATTTCAACAAGGTATGCAAACCATTGAAGATCAAGTTTCCAATGTTGCGGGTAATATCAGTAATCTCACTGTTAGTGCTTTCGGTGCAATGTCAGATGCACTCACTGATTTTGTGATGACAGGTAAAGCCGATTTCAGCGCAATGGCAAAATCAATTATTAGAGATATTGTTCAAATGACCGTACGAATGTTATTTTTTAGAGCCATATCTTCTGCCTTTGGTGGATATAGCAATGTGCCTGTTACTGGTGCAGGAACGGATTTATTTAATATGTTTGATTCAGGTGGCTATACCGGAGACGGTGGCAAGTATCAACCCGCCGGCATAGTTCATCGCGGCGAATATGTCATTACAAAAGAAGCCACAGCCCGTTTAGGTCGTGGCTTTTTAGATCAATTGAATTATGGTGCGGTTCGCCGTGGATTTGCAAACGGCGGGGGAGTAGGCGTACCTCGTTTACCTCAGGTCAATTACGAGGCGGGGCGTTCTTCCGGCAATATTTCGGTGAAAGTGATTAATAACGGTGAGCCGATGGATGCAAACGTAACGCAGAAACAGCGCAACGGACAGATGGAAATCACCGTCGAATTAATGCGTCAAATTGCCCGTGCCGAATCAAATGATGTGATTCAACAAAATATGCGTGCCGGCGGTATCTTTGCAAGATAAGGGAGAAAAAAATGGAAACATTCAAATGGTGTATTCGTCCTAATTACAGTATTGATAATGAGCCGGATATTAGCGAAATTGCGTTTGGTGATGGTTACACACAACGTAGGCTAAACGGCATTAATTTTCTACTCAACACGTATTCGGTTTCTATCAAAGTGAAGAATAAAAGTGCGGTCGAAATTCAACGATTTTTTGAAAATCATAAAGGGATTACGCCGTTTTATTTTGTTGAGCCGCTCACAAAACAACGTAAGAAAGTGATTTGTAAAAAGTGGCCGATGAAAGTTGGTAAGGATTATTGCGAATTTTCCTGCGAATTTGAAGAAACACCTTAAAGGCAATCTGAAAAAACAAACCCCGAAAGCGGCAAACTTTCGGGGTTTTCTTTACCCATTGATACAGAATGAGTAATAAATTATGGACGTTATATTAAAAACTATTCTCTCAATAATCAAGGGAGTGACGACGATGAATGAAAAATTATCAAATTGGCGGTTCTTTGGCATATGGGTTATTTTCTTCTTATTTGCCCTTGCTTCTGTCATTAATGCGATTAAATGGTGGTAAGTTATGCCAACGCTTATTAGCAACCAATTTAAGCTCGATCTTGCCAAGCTCGAACAAAATGCGTTAGTCGAGTTATTTGAAGTCGATCTAAGGGGATTGAAAGATAATGACGGCATAAACGGTGAACTGTATCGGTTTTATGCCGGAAAGAACGAATTATCACAGCCGATAGTGTGGCAGGGTAAAACCTACGATCCCTTTGGTGTGAAAGCGGAAGGCTTTGAAATGTCGGGGCAAGGGCCGAGTAATCGCCCAAGCCTTACCCTTGCCAATATTAACGGATTTTTGACCGCACTTTGTAACCTGTTCGATCAATGTTTGGGCGGTATTGTACGCCGACGTTTAGTGTATATGCATTATCTTGATGCAGTCAATTTTACAAACGGCAACAAACAAGCCGATCCCACACAAGAGGCATTAAGCTATTTTGTCATTGAACAGCTCTCATCACTTAAACGTGATATTGCTCAATTTACTTTAGCATTGCCCAGTGAAACGGATAATGCGCTCATTGGCGCACGAATGATTACAACAACCTGTTGTTGGGTATATCGTGGCGTTGAGTGTGGTTATACAGGACCTGCCGTGGCAGATGAAAAAGATCAACCGACAATCGATCCGAAAGAAGACAAATGTAGCGGCTTACCCACTGGCTGCAAACTTCGCAATAACACCCGTAATTACGGTGGGTTTGTGTCGGTCAATAAACTGGGGTAGAGACGATGGATGAAAAATTAAAAAGTGAAATTATCGCTTACGCAAAATCACAAGAGCCGCATGAAATGTGCGGTTTTGTTGTTTTAAGGCAAGGAGAAAACCAACCGCACTTTTTCCCTTGTGAGAATGTGGCAGAAGACAAAGAAAATCATTTTGAAATTTCACCGGATGATTATCTCAAAGCAGAAGAGATGGGCGAGATTGTCGCATTGGTTCATTCTCACCCTAATGGCAAGCCTGAACTATCGCAAGCAGATTTACAAACTCAGCTTTATAGCCAACTGGATTTTTGGTTGGTGTGTGACGGGCAAATTCACCTTTTCCCAAAAATCCCATTATTAATCGGACGTGAATTTGAACACGGCAAAATGGATTGTTACACACTCTATCGTGATTTCTATCGCCTTGCCGGTTATGAAATGAATGAGTATGAACGTGATGATTACTGGTGGGAAGATGGCTTTAATCTTTATCTCGATAATATCGAAAAGGAAGGATTTGAGCGAATCACCGACCAACAAGAATTACAAATCGGTGATGTCATTTTAATTCAGGTGGGAGCCGATGTGCCGAATCACGCCGCGATTTATATTGGCGATCAAATGGTATTACATCACGCCCCAAAACGCTTATCAAAACGTGATCTTTATGATGGTTATTGGTTGAAACATACGCATAGTATGTGGCGACATAAACTCGCTGATAGTCTTAATTTTGAAGCGGTTTTAATGAGTTTGTTTTAACTGAGCCATTTTCTTTAAAGTACTTTAAAAGAAATTCCGGGACTAAATTGTGAAAATACTTCTCACAACGTGATGGTGTGGAACTCCTTCCTCTCTTCTCACAAAATCAATGTTGCAATAATAAAGCAACGTAATCGGAAAAACAAAAAACCGAGAGCGGCGAACTCTCGGTTTTTATACCCCTTATCCCTAGTTAAGTAACATAAGGAGCAATTTTGATTAAGTATAACAACATTAGCGGAGAATGCCGTCAATGCAGATAGATTTTAACTTAATGGAAGGAATTTGTAAAATGCTAGAAGTGATTGATCGCTCCCATAAGGCACGTACCTTTGCTTATTTATTCCTTATTTTCGTTTTTATTATTGCGTTATTATGGGTGTCGCCAAACTTTTTAAAGGCACTATCAGATTTTATCTTGACGTTACGTCAAGGATAAAAGAGGAAAAGTTACATACAGAGAACCATCTTGATTAAAAATCACCCAGATAATCAATTAATTGAATCCTTTTTTCCATTTTGTGATCTAGATCGTAGAAAATCTAATTATGTTTTGTAGACTAAAAAAACATAATGTAAGAACGAGGAATTTTTATGGCTAAAATAAATATCGAAATTGGCGTTTTAAATGTTGCAATGCATAATCATGATAAGGGTGAGTTATCTTATGAAAATTTATTCAATGCGTTAAATAATGATGAAATTGAGGCTCAACTTGATGAAACACATGCTGCTTGCATCGGGGAATTAAATACAAATAAAAAGCATGGTAAACAACGTTATTTCTTAGGGCAGATATATAAATATGCTAAAATAAACCCTGAGAGAGATTGTTTAAATACAAAAACTAAAAAAGTGGCTACCCCGGAAGAGAAACAAGCTTTAATTGCACCAAAACATTTAAGACCACATTTTGTAAAAATTCCATTTGTTTTTATTCCTGAAGGACATAGATTGTACGTTCAAACTAAGCATAAAAATGATTCATTCGGAATTACAAGAGCTAAGAGAGTATTAGAGCTGTTAGTACACCAAACTGAGATATTTGACAAATTTGGTGATGTAGAAGTGACTATTCAGCCTGATTCAGCAGAGGTGGAAAAACTGATTAATAGAAAAGATATTGATAAACTAACATTAGATATTGTGCGTCCAAATCCGGACGACATTAAAAGTCTAGAAGCCAGCTTATTTGAGAAGATGAAAAGAAGAAACCTTAAGAAACAAAAGGTGGAATATATTTCAACTCGAAGTGAACAATTGGTACTTGATGAAGAAATGAAAAATGAAGTCAAGGTTGCAGCTTCTAATGGTAAAGTTGTGGCAGAAGGAGTTGATTTTAATAATGAAAAATGGAAGACCTCAACAGAGGAAACTAATTTGATTATTAAAACGTCTTATGTGGCAGACAGAACAGTAGAAAACAAAGCTGAAGATCCGGCAGAAAAACATCTTATTGAAACTGCTTTTGATAATCACAGTGAAATTATAAAATAGGCCGTTATGAAAGAATTAAAGAATAGCTATCAAGGTATAACAGAAATATTTCGATATTATTGGAATATTTATGGGGGAGTACGAGCACTATTTACCTCTCCTTATCTGCATATAGCTATTCTTTTGCTTGTATTGACACATCATCAATGGTTACAAAGAGGATGGTGGGAGCAAAGTCTAACTATACTACCAAATTTGCTCGGTTTTTCACTAGGTGGGTTCGCTATTTTTTTAGGGCTCGGTGATGAGCAGTTTAGAGCAATTTTAGCCGAAAAGAGCTCAGGAGAAACAAACTCTACTTATACCCTAGTCTCAGCAACATTTGTACATTTTATATTTGTGCAATGCTTAGCTATTATTTGGGCACTATTGGCAAAATCTCTTGCATATCAGCCAACATGGTTAAGTGATGAATATATGTTTTATTTTTCATATATCACCCCTGTTTTTTGGGGCGTTGGTTATCTATTTTTACTTTATGCACTTACATCAATGATGGCTGTAGTAATGGCTATTTTTAGATGTACCCAATGGTATGAAAAATATCAGGAAATAAATCAAGAAAATAACGAAGATAATTGACATTTTAGAATTTAGATATTAGTATCCACTCCATAGAGCTTCAAAACTCTTTTACAACCGTTTTTCACCACGTCAGCGTGATTTTTTTGTATCTAAAATTTGTGATCTCTTTCTCTTTACCACAGAATTAACGATAC